ATTTGCCTCCCGAATGTAGTTGCCCTCTTCGATACGCTTGATGCGCTTCATGGACTCACCTTCGAGCATACTCTCGCCGATAGCTGCACGGATGGTTCCCATAGCTTGTACCTTCTGCATGTTACGTGAAGTCAACTCAGAGGATGCAGCTTCAAGTGCGTCCCGTTGTTCCAATGAGGCGTTGGCATTTTGGATATTCATCTCTTTGACCATCTCCATTGCCTGTCGGCGTCCAGCTTCGGTCTGTGCCACTCGTGCCTTGTCAGCACTGTACTGGCTACTTAGAGCTTGGGCACCCATCGTGGCGATTGGGATTGCTGCCATCCAACACATAATCAATTCCCTCCTAGGTATGTTATTGCCTTCCGAAGACGCTCGGTGTCGTCCTCGAACTTCCCAAGAGCGATGTTACAGGCAGAGCAAAGGAGACCACGAACAGCGCCAGTGGCGTGGCAATGGTCAACCGCTAACGCCCGTCCCTCAACTCTCTCGGTAAGACCGCAGATAGCGCACACTCCACCTTGCTTAAGGAGCATCGCTTCATATTCTTCCAGAGTAATTCCGTACAGTCGCTTAAGGTTAAACTCTCGCGCCTTTGAGTAGTCCTTCTTGTAATACACGTAGTGACATGGCTTACAGTGACTCCGTAGGCCGTCCTTACTCTTCTTGTCCTTATAGAACTCGGAGACAGCCTTAAGTTCTCCGCATTTCTTACATCTCTTCACGCTGCCTCCTTGAGATTGTGAATAGTTGAAATTGACCATCGAGAGTGTATTCGTTGTGGAATCGCTTCCATCCAGCACATAGTTACCTCCTACTGATAGTGAATAATTGGAATTGACCATCAGCGGTAAACTCATTATGGAACACCGCTCCGATTGTCTTTAGGAAACGAATGTGTGACTTATTACCTACCCATACGAAGTTCCAAATGGACTCGTACCGACTAAGCATCATATCACGATATTCGACTATTAACTTACGAAACTCTAAGCGCTCCCTCAAGGTAAACAGTTGGACGTACTTAGAGGTAAGGAACCACACTCGGTCTCCCTGATTGCCACCGATTGCCAACACAGCGTTATCGCTGAGCATTACCACGGTGTTCTCATCAGGAATTACTTTAGGTTCTACACCCAATGCCTCAGCTTCCAGAATGTCCTCTATGGATGGCTGAAAGTTGTCGGCATGGATTTGTAAACACTTTGTAATGTACATAATGCTTTAACCCCTCGTATCTATTAGTGTCTCCCTTTAGTGAGGGTTAATTCACCGCAGGGAGACTTTGAGTTAAATACCAGAAGAACGACGAAGGTAGTTCCCCTCCCAGCCGCACCCAATGATGTTCAGTGGTGTGGACGCATCTGACTCGATAGTTACTATGTTCGTCTGCGCATTACCCACCACCGGGAAGCGGTACTGCCCTGTGCCAATGTTCGACCTACCAACACGCAGATTGTCAGAACCCAAGCGACCGCCAGCCATTGTGTAGATGAACTCACGGGACGGGTTGTTCACATGGATGGTGAACGCGCCAGAATCCTCATAGTTTATCCATGCACGCCGAAGTTGTAAGCGACCGATATCCTCAGTAGCCATCGAGCCGTCCTCGGCGGTCTTCTTGATGAGGAACTTCGAGAACGTATACGTGAATGGGATGTTGAACCCAATGTAGACTACTTGTCCCTCTTGGTTTCCATCGAGTCTCAATATTGGGTCGCTACTCCACCCGTTGATTGGCGGGTCTATCTCTATAATCTTCCCATCAGGAAAGACCACCGAAACCATACCCTTCGTGAAGTTCATATCGTAAATCGTTGCGAGGCTTATGGACGTCTGGTAGGTATCATCGTTGTACGTCCCAGCAGGGATGGTGTACTTTCTCTTAGCGTCGATGTATAATCTGTAAGGCTCTCCCGGAATGTCTATGGAGTTCTTCGTGAAGTGTAAGCGTCCCATCCACACAGCATGTTCATTGCCCATCAATACAGTCATTGTTGAGTTTATCACCTGTGCTGCAAACACCGTAACGTTGTCCCCAAAGTCCCAATGAGACCATGACTGCTGCCTGATTTCCTCGTCAATGTAGAGGAACTTATAGATATACACTCGGTTCGGCGCACCGCTCGTAAGGATAGCCACGAAGTTCTCAGCAGTTGTGCCTGAGATACTAAATACCCCATTAGGTATGTAGCTCGGAACGTGAGCCGTCATGTCCTCTGCGTTCTTCACAGAGCTTACATCCTGTACCGCATAGTATCGGTTAATGGATGTGAAGGAAGCGCGAGGTGACGCAAAGTATACATTACGTCCTACACCATGTGGGCGTGCCCTGTCTTGCACATCGAACTGAGTCGTAAGGTTCAACTCTACAGAGCGGCTCGATAGGATACCAGAGGCTGTCAGAACGAACTGCGCTTGGTCAGACCACAGGAGCAACTCTTCGGAGAACGGAACGGCATACTTCAAGGTTGACACCCGGTTATGGCTAACCGCAACGTCGATTGGGTCATCGTCGGAGTAGTTTGACACGGAGGCCGGGAAGAAGTTGAAGTATTTCGAGGTGCGAGACAAGATGATGTTCTCCCCGCTAAGGAAGCCTAAACGGTTACGGAAGAAGAAAATATCATTGATTGTCTGTCCGGTAAAGGAAGGGTATGGGTTAGTTGTATCATCGCCCACAGTACGGGCACCCCACTCAAGTTCCTTGAAGTCAAAGTTCCCGTCAGAAGCACGCACCAGTGCCCAAGGCATCGTGTGGTAATGTAGGTGAGTCCTTGTGTTCCATCCAATTGTTTCTACCCACACCTTACGGTTTAGGTCGAACCTAACGTAATACTGGTCGGCAGTCTTGGAGGTGTCACCTACAATCTTCACAATGTACCCATCTGGAGCGTTGATAGGCAGCTTCTGGAACGACTGAGTGTAGTGGGTTACAGGGTTGATTAGCTGGTCTGCGTAACCATCCTTAGTCTGTAGTCCCCTAACGCTATCGTTATTTGGCGCAAGTATATGGATGAATCCGGAGCCAACATTGAACCGCCACTTGTTTGGGTCTTGGTCATTGTTGGGATTCCCTAGGTTATTCCGCAACTGAGCCGCCAGCTTATCAGCGATGGCCTGACCGTCAACCTCCTTGACGTGTGCTGATTGTGAACCGTCTGGTAGTTGAACAGCAGCACGCTCAGCCCCGTTGAACTCGATTGAGAGTCTACGCCCATATTGTCCACCACGGACGTTGATTAATGCATCGCCTTGGTCTTTAAAGTCCGGAAGGTTGACCAATTGGTCATTACTCTGCACAACCACCTTGCGGTTGGTCACAAAGGTGTAGTCAGCCACCGTTACCATCCGAAGGTCTTCTCGTGGGTTATCTGTACGAACATAAGAGCGGTCTCCACGTACTTGGTACTCATTACCGTCGAGGTCGAATACCTTAATGTCTTCACCAGTGAACACAACGAAATACTGCTCGAACTCATCACGGTTGATGAGGTGAACGTAAGGTTGCGCACCTACATACCCTGTAGGGCCAAGGGTCTTAAGGTGAATCATCGGTGGGCGCTTCTGGAGCCCCTCTGACTCAGAAGACCACCCATTAATCTGTACGCTACCTTGTTCAGCGAACCGGAGAATATCTGGCTGTTGGCTGATACCACCCTTGAGGTTCTTGATTGATTGACTAATGAGAGCCATAGAGCCTCCTTGTTATTAGCGGTTAAGTAGACCAGAGGTGAATGCGTCACCATCCAGCATGTTGTAGTTACCGTAGTCTAGCTCGTACTCGAAGCACGCACGCCATGCTTCCTGTTCCTCTTCCTGCAACACTCCGTCTACCTCCGGCGCACCGAAGAAGCGGTTGTTAAACTGGCGGGAAGCCTTGGTAACGATATAGTTTCGGAAGCACTCAGGCATCTCATCGAACTCTCTCAGGCGAATCAGGTTGACCTGAACACCAGCGGGGAATCGGTCAGTCTTCGCAGAGCGGTCGTAGAGATAGCCACCACGGTTGATATATTGGGTCTGACCACTGGTTGCCATTACGGACAGATAGTCAGAGCTAAATGGAATCATATCAGAGAACGCATCAGGCAGGAGAGTCACACCTTCCTCAATATTGAACGTCCATCCTCGTGACTGAATCTGTCGGTTAATCTTGTTGAGCACACGTCGAGCATTTGCAACATCAGCGTTTGCATCACCCTCAAGGGTCGATACTGGTGGCTCACCGATGGAAGCCAGAATGTCGTTGACGGCTGATAGCTCTTCTGCGGTCTCAATGTTCATCTCATAAGAGCGCATGATGTTACCTCCTGTTAGTGAGGGTTAAAGCAAAAAACCCCTCAGACTCCCAAAGAGGGAACCCAAGGGGTTTGCATATTAGTAGATTGTTATCCCAATCACAACGAGCTTTCAGGTGGTTGCCCAAATGATAGTCGTAGCTCTTGGTAGTCCCCATAGTCAGACGTATGTGTCACTTCGCGGCTTGAGAGTGCTTAACGCCACATGATGCCCTAATTTGGCACTACGTGTTTTAAGACGTTGCGGCGTTAACAGTCACTTTACAGGAAGCGGTTAAGCCATTGGAGGTAGTAGCTGTAATGTCTGCCGTTCCCACACCTTTTGCTACAACCTTTCCAGCTTCCCATACAGCCACATCTTCCGCAGAAGACGACCAGCTTAACGACTGGTTCGCATCGGAAGGCTGGACTGTTCCTGTGATGGCACGGGATGCACCCTCAACAAGCGTCATGGTCTTTTGACTTAACGTAACTCCAGTGGGGGTCACTTTGGGAGCACGATAGCGCCAGCAGCTTCTGGACGCAGACCACCGTGACCCATCGCGTACTTAGCGATAATCTGGTCAGCCTGATAGTTCGCACGACGAGCGCGCTCCAGAGCCAAGTCTTTCAGTTTGACCGTACCAACCGCAGAGCGGTGCTGGAACAGGCCCACAACGTTATCCAGAGCAACCTTAACGGTAGCGCTGGAAGTAGCCGGGAAAGCGTGCTTCTGGTCAGCCGGGGCATCATCACGGGTATCACCAGCGCCACCAGCGGTCAGGTGCGGAACCTCAACCACTTCGAAGCCCATCACGTTACGGATAGTACCGCGCTCAGGGTCAATCAGTGCCTGATAGTTTGCAGCGTTCGGCATCAGGGCAGCCAAAATCGCAGAGTAGTTATCAGGAGTGGTGTAGAAGGTGCGGTCAGCAGCCGGAACGTAGTTCTTGGTCAGAGATGCACGAGCGATAGTCAACTGAGCAATAATCGCTTTACCCAGCTCAACCGGGTCAGTCAGGTCGCCAGTGGTAGGCTTAACCAGAGTCAGTACGGTAGGCTTACCTAGACCCTCGATGTTCTCATTGGAGGCGTCAGGCAGGTTAACCAGACCAGCCAGTTCAGCCAGTACAGCACCGTCAGCCGCCATCGCCAGAGATTCACCCAACTGTGCGGTGTACTCGGCGCGAACGTCGTAGTGGTTCATCGCGTCCTCAATGTCGTAAATCAGAACGTCCGCAGTCAGCAGGCCATCAATGTGGATTACCTTCTCGGTGTGTTTGATATCCTTACGTTTGTCATCGAGGTTCTCACCCGGTTTCAGGTAAGCAGCTTTGGTGCGACCAATCACAGGGAACTGTGCGGACTTACCAGAAGCAATAGAGCGCAGCATGTGACGAGGCATGGTCACGGAGGTGCGGGCGAAAGCCGTCAGGACTTCACCGCCGAACACTTTCAGGAACAGCGCCAATTTGTCCGCAGCGGACTGACCCTTACCCTGATTAGTACCAATTTGCTGTCCGCCTTGAATGTTAGCCATGTTGAATCTCCTTATGTTAATTTAAAGAAAAGTTTGGTTACTACTTGAATCGAGTTGGTTCTCAATGTTTCACCTACGGGAGTGACCACAAAGTTCTGTGATCAGGTGATTCAACCATTGTAGTCATCTATTGTCTCTCCCTTTAGTGAGGGTTAATTAGAAATTGGA